GCTCTTTTTTTAATGTATTATTATGTTTACTATTTAACCGTTTGTACTAATTGAACCATAGCGTTTAAGTTATGTGCACTTTTTTTTGTGCAGGGATTTATATGACAGACTATGCTCACAGAACATACATTCCGTAAGCATAGCATATCATAAGGATATAGTGAGATTATCCAAGAACCTGTGCAAGTTGAGACTCATCAACATTGTTGAAGGATATCAGCTTATAGTAATTCTTCTCAGCAGGTTTGGCATTAGGATAAGGGACAGAACCCATAGCTTGGGCTTGGAATACCCAGACTTTACCATCTTCCTTGAACTGTACTTCCGTACCATCAGGTATAGTCTCTGTTATGTCCCTGTAAGTATGCTGTTCACCTGTGTCTGGGTCTACCTTAGCGTGTAGACGACATTCGGTGGCTCTACCATTCTTAGTTGGTAGAGGGGACATTATTTTAAACAGCTTAATGATTGCTTCTCTCATAGTATTATTTCCTTAATTAAGTAGGTTGACACAGGATGTTGTTTAGAGTGTACATCCAATTTAAACACGTAAGTGCTGTGACGGGGAAAGAACCACGACTCAACTACTATATAGGCTACCAAAAAACTCAACGAAATCTGATAGGCTATATAGTAGTTTAGGCGGGGGTCGGGATAGGGTATATCTCCCACACGCATTCTAGAGCTATTTTTTGAAAATTCTCTTCTAATATCATTAGGATTGCCTAATAACTGTAACTTGTTACAAAAATATATAGATAAGTTTTGGTATGCAAAAACGAAGGAATTCAAGGAAAGAGATATATGATCCTATTACTGGTCAATGGATTCCATCTGAGCTAACTGAAGATGATGTATATCGTTTAATGAAGCATAGTGAGGAGTTGAAAGCAGAAGAGGATATTATGCGTAAAATTTTTCTAAAATCTATTGGAGCAACGGATGGTTGGGACCCTCGTGAAAACTGATGTGCAGGGATTAACTATATATAGTTCTATATATAGTTTTACTATTAACTTTACTAACGTAAAGTAGTACTATATATAGTAGATGCCCAATAAACAAGCAAAATTAAGAAAAAGAGCAAGGCGGTTATTAAATATAAAATTAGCAAGAGAAGGACGAACTCCTGCCCAAAGGGCTCGTAAGGTACGTAAGGCTAATCGATGGAAGTTATTGAAAGAAAATTAAAAAAATTTGGGTTCAAGTTAAGACCCTTTAAAGTATATACAGTTGAAGAAGCTGAACAAAGTAACCTGAAGTATGTATACTGGAAGGAAGCTAAGATTGGTAACTGGGCATTAACTGATGATGGCTGGGTTGTTGAATGCTTAGATGAATATAAAAGCAATGGTAACACCCAATTAATGTTTTCCTGCGGTCGTGCGTGGGTGAACGAGAGATCAGTATTGGAATTTACCCCTAGGTTGGAGACTCGTAACTTTTATGGTACTTCGGCAGACTCCTGGCAGATACAGGAAGGGAAGAAAGGGCGTACGCAACGTGTAATAACAATGTATGCTCATATGCTTATTGACGGGAAACCAATTAAATGGGACCTTTTAGGTCGTATATATCGCCCTGACCAACTAAGACCAGATGTTACTGTCAAGAGACTATTTAAAGAAAAGGAGATTACTGGTTTGATTGATAAAAAAATAAGAGAATTGGCTGAAGAACGTGGAATAACAGAGGATACAGCGTTTTCTTGGATTGAAAAGGCAGCAGCAATGGCTGAAAAGAAAGGTGATGCGTCTAATTTAATGAGAGCAGCTGAAAATTTGGTAAAAATCTTCGGAATGGAGCCGAAAAAGCAGATTCAGACCGATACAGTACAGGTTGACTTGTCTAGACAGATAGAGGGACAGATAGAAAAAGAAGAAGCGAGGCTTACGGCAAAGAAAGAACGTGAAGGTTTCGAGATAGACGACTCAATTGATGACGGAGAGTGAATTATTGGCGTTATTAGAGAAATATTTTGATGCTAGACCAGTAGATGGACCGTTTGTAAGGGAAAAAATAGTAAAAAAACTGGAACTTCCTGAAGATACTTACGATTATTCTGTAAAAAGGGTGATTTTGCCCGAAATAGAGCAACTAAATCTTTTATGAACAATAAAATTGCAAAATTGAAAGAAAAAATTCGTGGCGATATGCTTTTATTTGGAAAAGTTGCGATGCCGAATATGTTTAGTGCGGAATCACCTGTTTTTCATCAACAAATCACGAAGAGGTTACATAATCATGAGCTTAAACAGATTAACATCATTGCACCACGAGGCCATGCAAAGAGCAGCATTGTTGGGGGCGTCTTTCCTCTCTATCATATACTTTTTGATGAAGGTCCTAAACTTGTTGTCCTTGTTTCTCGCACTCAAGATCATGCTGTTAAGCTCTTGGGTACGATCAAAGATGCTTTAGACTATTCAGAGCAGTTACGATATATATTCGGATACTGGGGTATGAATTCAGCAAAGAAGTGGACTAGGTCTGAAATTGAATTAAAAGATGGATCAATGATTATATGCAAAGGAACTGGACAACAAATTCGTGGTATAAAGGTAGGGAACCAAAGACCTACATTAATTATATTAGATGACCCAGAGGATGAAAACAATACAAAGACGTCTGAGGCTATGGAAGCTAATCTTCGTTGGCTTTTGCAGTCTGGTGTTCCATCTCTTGACGCAACGAGAGGAAGAATAGCTGTTATCGGGACTCCTCAGCACGAAAGGTGTATGGTGGAGTTATTAAAAGAGATGAAAGGCTGGGAAACAATGACATTTCGCCCTGATATGGAAAAGGGAATCCCTCTTTGGGAAGCAGTCTGGCCTATGGAAAAGCTGCTCAACAAAAAGTCAGAGTTAGAGTCTATAAACAGGGCGAGTATTTTTTATAGAGAGTATATGTGTCAAATCATTGGGGATGAGGACCAGCTCTTCAAAGAAGAAATGTTCCAGCATTATGAGGGGTATGTTAAGCTTGACAATGACAATGAGGCTACTTTACATCTATCGAAATTGAATGGCAAAGAGGTAGAGGAGATAAGACCAGTTAATATATTTACTGGGGTAGACCCAGCTTCTAGTACTAAACAAACAGCCGACTATTCTGTAATATTTAACATTGCTATTGACGATGAGATGAATAGATTTGTTCTACCATATTGGAGAAAACATGCTACTCCGCTACAAGTAGCAGATGCTATCCTTCAAAATTTTAAAACTTATCATTCAAAGAAGACTCGTATAGAGGTTGTAGGCTATCAGGAGATGTTGAGAGAATATGTAAGACAGATGGCTGAAGATCAAGGTATCTATGTTCCTGGATTAGAAATACGGGAAAATCCTAGAAACGCAAAGTCTGTGAGGTTAGAATCCTTGCAGCCTGCATTTGCTCAAAGAAAAGTATTCATTATGAGCAAAATGTCTGAGTTAGAGAATGAACTGCTACTATATCCTAGGGGGAAGCATGATGACCTTCTAGATGGTATGTTCTACGCATGCAAAGGTTCGTACAGACCTTACCGTCACGATAAGAAAGAAAGTCCTGAAAAAAAGAAATCATTTTTTTCACGAGGGGCTGACTGGCTTACTGCCTAATATCTATAGAATCTAATTTCACACATATATTATCTTCGTTATAATGCCGAAGTGGATTTTAAATGAGATTTAACATTTTTGGCAAACTAATGTCTAAGAATGATGATAGGGCTAAGCCGAAGAATATGTGCGTCAAAATCGATCTAAATGCTTATGATAAAGAGAATAGGGTAAAAGTGAATCATCCTTCTTTATATACTTTTAATTCATTTGTAGAGGACATTGATAGGGTATCGAATCCTAAACCTTTAAAAAATACGGAACTTATAGAAATTTGAAAAATCGTTCGATTCAGGATAGAATGGACCAGACTCCCAGTGAGATTTTAGAAGCTGATGTCGGTTCACCTGAGCAATTAGAGATACATCCTGAAGTAAAAAAGACACTTGAGCTTTTTACTGAATACGAGAATTCTCGCAATGATTGGGCATCTAAGTTCTCAGAAGCTATTCAATTCAGGAATGGTGCTCAATGGACAACTGAACAGACTGAGGTTCTTGAGAGAAGGGGTCAGGCAGCTATCGTTGTAAATAGAATACATCCTATCGTTGAAACAGCTAAAGCTCTTTTAACTTATAATCGCCCGCAATTTCGTTCAACGGGTAGAGAAGATAGCGACACAAGAACATCTAAAATATATTCTGATGTTATGGCGTGGATTTGGGAGAGGTCAAATGGTAATACTGAATTAAAACAAGCTATTGATGATTATTATGTAGGCGGGATGGGAATCTTGCAAGTTTTTCAAGACCCTTATGTTGATATGGGTCGTGGTGAAGTTGTAATAAAGGCGTTGAATCCTCTTGATGTTTATGTAGACCCTAATTGTAGAGATACCTATGGTAAAGATGCTGCCAATATTATTGTTTTAAAAGTCTTAACTGACGAGCAGGCTAAAAAAATATTTCCAGAGTATGAGTCCGTTTGGAAAAATTCTGACTATGTTCAGGAGCCTGATCATTATCCTGGAACTAATCTTGCAAAGAATGAAAAACAATCCTTTGTGGGAGAGATTAACTCAGACCATTATCACACAAAAAGGAAGTATTACGAACGCTATGAGCGTATTAAGGTAGACTTTCATCATGTTTACGAACCAGACACGATGAGAGAAGATTTATTTAGTGATGAGGATTTTCAGGAATACCTAGCAGAACCAGCTATGTGCGTTCAATATAAAGATGGTTCAAAAAATTATGTAAATGATAGAGATCAGATAGCTCAATATCAATCCTATATTGATAAAATGGGTCCTGTCTATCATATGGAACAGCCAGAGCCTCAAATGAATCCTGAAACAGGTGAAGTTCAAGAGCAAGAGCCTCAAATGGTCCCTGGCGAAGAAGATGAAAATTCAATCCCCGACTCTACAGTCTACCTCATCCCACATACGAAGGCACAGCTTGTTGATTTAGGTTATAATCTTTATAATCAAATTGAGCAAGACCGCATCCAAATGATCGTCTCAGTCGGGGATAAACTTCTATATACACGAGTATTGCCTTGTGAGGATTACCCGATTGTATTAATGCAAAATATACACAATAGAAATCCTTATCCTGAGAGCGATGTTAGGCTTTACAGACCATTGCAGGAGTATGTCAATAAAATACGTTCACTTATTATAGCCCATGCATCCACAAGCACTAATGTAAAGCTATTGATTCCTCGTGGTTCGGTGGACAAGAAACAAATCGAGGAAGAATGGGGCAGGGCAGGAACTTCTGTAATTGAATTCGATGCTGAACTAGGAGCTCCAGTTGTTGCTGGTCCTGTTCCACTTCCGAATGAATTATATAAAAATGAAGCTGAAGCTAAATCAGATTTAGAGTATGGCTTTGGTATTTACGAAATGATGCAAGGTTCTGGCCAAGGTGCTCCTTCTACTTATAGGGGGACTGTTATTATTGACGAATTTGGTCAAAGGAGAATAAAATCTCGAAGGGATGATATTGAAGCTACTTTGAATCAGTTGTGCAGGGTATGTGTACCTTTGATGCAACAAATGTATACAGAAGAAAAAATTATAAGATTGGTACAGCCTAATAACTCTATGAAAGAAGTTACGCTAAATCAATCTCTTTATGATGAATTTACAGGTCAAGAGATAGAACGAGTTCATGATATGACTGCTGGAAAGTACGACATTGTCGTGGTTGCTGGTTCGACTCTACCTGCTAATAGATGGGCACTCCTTGAAACCTATCAAGAACTTTATAAAAATGGTCTCATTGACCAGATTGAAGTTCTTAAGAAAACCGACTTGGTGGACATTGAGGGTGTGATAAACCGCTCTGGCGAAATTGCACAGTTACAGAATGCACTGCAAAGTGCTGAGGAAGAAGTTAAAAATCTTCGTGGTGACTTGCAAACAGCTAATAGAGAGGACTTACATTCCAAGAAACGTCTTGAGGTTGAGAAATTCAAGGGAAAAATGGGAAGAGTATCTGATCGTGCAGAACAAGCTGCAGAGCTATTCAAGGCACGAGTTGGTGATGCTCAACGTGAAATCAATCAAGAGGATAAATCTGTTAAATCCGATGAAGGAAAATAGAAGTTCTCAAAGGAGTTAAACAATGAGTGAAGAAACACAAGTACAAGAACAAGAGCAATCAAATCCAGTAGAGCAAGCAGTCG